TAATTGATGTTGCAGATAATAATGGAGAATCTGATGCATTTGTATCCAAAACTCCTACTTATGGATTTGATAGTGGCTCTGTTGAATTTAAAGAGCACACATTTAGTATAGATCAACTTCCACCATTTAGATCATACCGAGTTAAAATTGTGTTGACTGGTACTTCACAAACGTATGTACCAAGAGCTAAAAACTTGAGAGTCATTGCTTTAGCGTAAAATGTACAAAGTAAAAGATAATGTGGATCTCGTAAGGGATCCACATACAGGTGCTATTTTAAATATAAATTCTTTAGATCATGAAAAATATGTTGCAAGACGTGAAGTGAAAAATAAAGAGCATCAAAAAGTACAGACCATTGAAGAGGAAGTTGCTAACCTTAAGGAGGATATTTCCGAAATTAAATTATTATTAAAGGAGTTAATCAATGGATCCAAATAATATAATTTTAGATAATCTTTCTAAAAGTTTTGAATACATCAAGTTAGCAACTATAATAGATAGTTGTAATGACAACAATCAACTTAAAGAAATTGCCAAGTGCTTCTGCAAACTTTATTATAAACAGCAAGAAACCATGCAAGCAATAGGTATACCAAATGGCAACTAAGAACGTAACCTTTGATCCTGATGCAGGAGTACCAAAAGGTGTTAATTTAACAATCCATACTGGTGCGGATTTTACAACCAATTTTAATGTTGTAAATACAGCAAACACTGCATTTGATCTTACTGGGTATACTGGATCTTCTGCAATGTCAAAGAGTGTGGCTGTAGGTGCTACTCTTGGAATCACAACTTCATTTACAGTTGGATTTACAAGTGCCTATGATGGTAAGTTTAAAATTTCTCTTGGATCAGCAGATACCAGAAGTTTGAGTGAAGGTAGATATGTCTACAATGTACTGGTAAGTTCTGGCAGTACGGTTTATAGTATTGTAAATGGAAATGTTTTAGTTGTCGCAGGAATAACTACAGCGCCATCATAAATACTATTAAGGAATCAGTGTATAAATGGCTCAACCAGCAAGTAGGTCTGACCTCGTAAATTATTGCAAGAGACAACTGGGAGCACCAGTATTAGAAATCAATGTTGCCGAAGAGCAAATTGATGATCTAATTGATGACGCTCTTCAATATTTTCACGAGAGACATTTTGATGGTGTAACTCAAGTATTTTTAAAATACAAATTAACTCAAGCAGATATTGATAGAGGAAGAACAAGAGGAGATAATAAAACTGTAGGTATCGTAACTACAACTGCAAGTTCTACGATTGATGGATCGTCTGTAACATTTTCATTTGAAGAGAACAGTAATTATTTACAGATTCCACCAGAAGTAATAGGGATCAACAAAATCTTCAGGTATGACGGATCACAAACAGTAAGCAATAATATGTTTAGTGTGAAGTATCAGATGTTCCTTAATGATATCTACTATTGGGGATCAACAGAACTTCTAACTTATGCTATGACTAAGACGTATTTGGAAGATATGGACTTTCTTCTCAATACACAAAAACAAATTAGATTTAATCAGAGACAAGATAGACTGTACTTAGATATTGATTGGGCAGATGTAGCTGAGGATGATTATATTATTATTGACTGCTACAGACTTCTAAATCCAAATGATTTTACAAGAGTTTGGAATGATTCTTTCCTTAAGAGATATGTAACGCAACTGATCAAAAGGCAGTGGGGACAAAATTTAATGAAGTTCCAAGGAGTCAAACTTCCTGGGGGTGTTGAATTGAATGGAAGGCAAATTTATGATGATGCTCAAAAAGAACTTGATGTCATCAGAGAAACCATGTCTAATACTTATGAACTTCCTCCACTGGATATGATCGGTTAATCCTATGCTCAATCCATATTTTCAACAAGGATCAAGGTCTGAACAAAACTTAATCCAAGATCTTATCAACGAACAGTTGAGGATGTATGGTGTTGATGTACATTATCTTCCCAGAAAGTATTTGACTGAGAAGACCATCATAAAAGAAGTTATTCAATCTAAGTTTGATGATGCTTATCCTATTGAAGCATACATCGATAATTTTGAAGGGTATGGAGATAATACAACAATTTTATCTAAGTTTGGAATTCAAGCAACAAATGAAATAACTCTAATTATCTCAAAAGAAAGGTTCGAAAATTATATCTCTCCACTAATCAAGAACGAACAGAATATCAAACTTTCGACCAGACCAAAAGAAGGAGATCTAATTTATTTTCCTCTTGGAGATCGGCTATTTGAAATTAAGTTTGTAGAGCATGAAAAACCATTTTATCAACTCCAAAAAAATTATGTTTATGAACTCAGATGCGAACTGTTCAGATATGAAAATGAGGTTATTGATACTGGGATTGATGAAATTGATGATCTTTTGACAGGAGGAGAATCTGATGGACTTACAGATGATGGAATCTCAACTATCATTGGAGCATCTCAAACACTCACTCTTGTTGGTGCCGGAGTAACCGCAACGGCTGTTGCTGGAATTATCACTGAGGGTGGTATTAGACTCATAACCATGACGAATAGAGGTGGTGGATATACCTCCGTTCCAAGAGTTGCAATTTCATCTGCGCCATCAGGAGGAATTACTGGTATTGCTTCTGCTGTTTTGATTGGTGGAATTAATGTATGTAATCAAAGTGCAAATCCAGGAGCAAGATCTATACAAAATGTTGATATTGTAAATCCTGGCGCAGGATATACTGTTGCACCAGGAGTAAGATTTATTGGTGGTGGAGGATCAGGAGCAGCTGCAACGACCAGAATTGGTGATGGTGTTGTAGGAATCGTAACAATTACTGCTGGTGGATCTGGATATACGACTGCACCAACAATCACGTTTACTGATGAAGTATTCTTGAGTGGAGTAACTACTGTATCTGCTGCAGCAACTGCCATCGTTAGTGCTGCAGGAACTATTACCTCAATTCAACTCATCAATGCTGGTTTAGGATACAGTATTGCCCCCACTATTACTATTTCCAGTCCTTCTCTTACTTCAACTGGAGACTTCATATTTAATGAAGTTGTTACTGGATCAAGTAGCGGAACAACGGGTAGAGTCAGAGTTTGGAACTCTACTACCAATATTCTTGAGGTTTCTAATGTTAATGGGGCATTTACAGTTGGTGAAGATATAGTTGGTTCCACATCAGGTGCTTCACATGAACTTAGAATAATTAATCTTGATCCCGTTGACGATGGATTCTCAGATAACATTAACATAGAAACAGAAGCAGATTCTATTATCGACTTCTCAGAGCAGAACCCATTCGGTATTCCCTAAATAGTACTTATTATAGCAAATAATATTATAGGGACTCAAAGATGTTTGAATATTTTTATAACGAAATATTGAGGAGGACCATTATATCTTTTGGTACTCTTTTTAATTCTATTACTATAAAACAAACTAATTCATCTGACAACGTTGTTAACGTCATCAGAGTCCCTTTAGCTTATGGTCCAACTCAAAAGTTTTTGGCAAGACTTGAGCAATCACCAAATTTAAATAAGTCAACTGCATTGACATTACCAAGAATGTCATTTGAAATGACTGGATTGACTTATGATCCAAGTAGAAAAGTTAGTACAACTCAGCAATATACAGTAAAAGATCCTACAGACGGAACTGAGTCTAAAAAAGTATACATGCCAGTTCCATATAATATGCAATTTGAACTGAGCATCATGTCAAAATTAAATGATGATGCACTGCAAATTGTGGAGCAAATTTTACCATACTTTCAACCTTCATATAATTTAAGTGTTGAATTGGTAGAAGAAATACAAGAAAAACGTGATATTCCAATCATATTGGAAAATATCACTATGCAAGATGATTATGAAGGAGACTTTACGACAAGAAGGGTTCTCCTTTATACTTTAAGATTTACTGCAAAAACTTATCTCTTCGGTCCTGCTACTTCTGCAACCAAAGATATTATCAAAAGAGCAACTGTCAGTTATCTTACTGGTACGGATACTACAAATACTACAAGAGAACTTAGTTACTCTGCAACGCCAAGAGCAATCAAAAATTATACAGGAGATGTTGTTACAACTCTCACTGCTGACATTACAAAAACCACAAAATCATTTGAAGTTGAAGATGCAAGTGGAC